CCTCCTCCTTTCCGGGTCTTCATCTACTGTAGGGTAGGAAAATGGCCTTTTGTTACTGTCTTGTTTCAGACGAAGGAAAAACCTATGTGGGATTTTCAACAAATGTGGATCGCCGTTTACGCCAGCACAATGGTGAAATTCAAGGAGGAGCAAGAGCAACACATGGTTCTTCATGGAAACGAATCCTCACAGTGGGTGACTTTCCTTCTCACACGAGTGCCCTGCAGTTTGAATGGAAATGGAAACATCTGACACGAAAAATAAAGGGATTCTCCGCCGTAGAGCGTAGGTGTAAGGCATTGGTGTTGCTTTTGAATAGTGAACAAAGCACTTCTAAAGCAGAACCTTTCGGTTTGTATGAACAACCTTTGACAGTTTTGATGGAAGATCCGAGGGTTTACCCGCATTTGCAGGATAAAGAGTTGTTGTATGGTATTGTAGTAGAATGAAGGCGTCGGATTCTACCAATTCCTTGACGGAACTACAACCATCAGAACCCTCTTGCTTTATATGCTTGAGCACAGAATCTGAGTTGGATGAGCCTCTTGTGCCCTCTTCTATTCTGCGGACGTGTGGATGTAAGTTTGCTGTACATCCTGCGTGTTGGAACGAATGGATCAAAAATAAATCCGATTATGATTGTCCTATTTGCCGCAAAGATAGTATGATGCGAATTAAGATACCTCCAAATCCTGTGCTTACCATTGTCTATCAAGAACAACCTGAACGTCAAACGATAACTCCAGCACGTGTGCTGTGTGTTTCTGTATGTATAGCAGTTACGTGTATTCTCGTCATTGCGATTGTAAAGTGGGGGTAAGGCTTTGACTGGATCTTTCTTGAATCTGTCATATAGAATCAAGAAAGATATTCTAATTATGTAGACTGAGTAGAATGTCAGTAAATGTGAATTTTACTTACAAGACTCCTAAAGATGCTTCCTTTGTTACTCTACGCAATCAAAATCGGATGCTTTATGCTAATTATATCATTCAACAGAACAATGTAGACGATGGGTGTCAAATCCGCGTAGGATTACAAAATGGAAGAGCAGCCGATGCGGATATTGTTCCAAAGTTACTGGAAGGTGCGAGAGAGACTACAGTTGAAGAACGTGATAGAATACTTGCGAGTGAGAGTTGTCCTATAGCTGTTTCTCCTTCTCAACCAACTCCTGCTCCTGCTCCTGTTCTTATTCCCGACCCAGTAGCATCGTATCTACCAACAAATGGAACAACATCAAGTTGGGAGGATACAGTGGGAACTTTAGATGCGACAATGACAGGATCTCCAACCTATAGTTCTTCACTTGGATACACGTTTGACGGGTCCACACAATATGGAAGAATTGCGAGTGGTGATGGCATTAACAATTTTAATAATACAGATACCTATTCCGTTGAAGTATGGTTTAACCCTTCCTCGGGTCAACCTAGTGCTACTTTAGCGACTGTGCTAGAGAAATGGAATTCTACAAACCAATCAAGATATCCATATGTATTCCGATATGCTGAGCAGTTCACAAATATTGGAATTGCTGTTTATGATGGAACAAATAATCCCACCCTTCTTATTTCAAACATAAATACAAATACTTGGGTTCAAGTTGTAGGTGTCTTTGATTTTACAAGTGATATTTTAACAGGATACAAAAATGGTTCTTCCGCTGGCACATTAAGCCTGGCATCTGTGGGTAATGTTAGTAATACAAGTTTGCTGGCAATAGCACATAGAGTAGGGATATCTCCAACCTTTGCAGCACAGCATATGTATAAAGGTTCAATTGGACTCATTCGGATCTATAATACAGCCTTATCCGCAGCACAAGTCTCCCAACTCTTTTCAAATACGCGAAGCACATTTGGAATTTAATAGCAAACCGAACTTTACCACCTTATAATGATATGTTGACATAACATTATAAGGTATGTTAATTTATAGTATCTATTCAATCACTACGCACACAAAAATACAACAAGAACCACAACCAAGCTGGGTGCTTAGTTGGAGTAGGCAAGACCGCCCATACCAGACATCACGCGGAGCACGTTGTAGTTGGTAGCATAGACATACACAGTGGAGGTGGTCGTGGTGCCAACAGCGTTGTTGGAGACCGTGAGGAGGAGCGTGGTGTTGTCAATGCGGGACAAGTTGCAGGTGCCAGAGGGCTGGTGCTGCTCAGGCTGGAGAGCGAAGGAGTAGACGTTGATACCAACCGCAGGGATGTTGGTGTGGTGCTGGTAAGGCTGGACCTCGTTGAAGTAGCGGCCTTCGCGGACCTGGAAGCGATCGTGGCCGTTGAGCTGGATGAGGGCAGTGATGACAGGGTTCTTGCCGGCCATACCCTCAACGCGGGTGACGGAGTAGCCAGACTCGAGGACAGAGCGGTCCCACCAGTCAGAGAAGTTGAACGGCTGCTGGCCCTTCCAGGGGAAGATGATGGCATCCTCGCAAGAGACGAAGGAGTCGCGCTGGACAACCCACACAAGCTCCTTGCAGGGGTGGTTGAAGTTGAGCTTGAGCTTGTTGGAGGAAGAGGTGATGGACTCACCGCCAGTGAACTGGAGGACGTCGATGAGGTACTCGTGGGAGACCTGGGCGAACTTGCGGCGCTCATCCGTGTCGAGGTAGATGTAGTCAATGTAGAGGGACGCAGCGACCAAGTTGGCGGCGGCGACGCGATCGCGGATGACGTGGACGTTGGAGTTCTGAGGAGCAGCGTCGAAGCAGAGGTTGCGGATGTCGTTGAAGGTGAGGTTGATGCGGACCTCGTGGTACTGGAGGGCGATGAGCGGGAGCGCAAGGCCAGGGTTGCGGCAGAACCAGAACTGGAGGGGCACGTAGAGGGTGTACTCAGGGGCGCAGTTCTGGATCTCGTTGGAGGTGTTGGGCTCACCAGAGGTGCAGTCGTCGTCGCAGGTCTCGCCACCCTGAACGATCAGGTTGGTGAGCTGCGGGACGTTGCCAACCATCTTCGCATAACCGGCCTGCTTGCCAGGCTCCTGGGTGAGCTCATTCCAGATGTGGAGCCACTGACCATAGTGCATATCAATGCGCTGACCGCCGATCTGGAGCTCAACCTGCTTGATGAGGTTGTGGCCGACCCAGTTGAGCCAGCGGAACTGGGCGCCAGAGCCGTCAGAGGCGAGGAGCTGCACCTTGGGGAGGGTGGCCTGGAGGTACATACGGTAGATCAAGTCACCGTTGCGCTGAACAGTGACAGTGACCTGCTTGCCGAAGCCAGGGGAACCGTTGAACGGGTTCTCGATGGACTCCATGGCGAAGTTAGTGTGACGGCGGTAAACCACCTTGAAGAACGTGATCTGGGGGTTGCCAGTCAGGTAAACATCCTGGGCACCATAAGCTACGAGCTGCATCAAGCCACCACCTGTCATTTTAGTCTATACCCTTTAAAGAGAAAAAAATTTTGGAAAAATGGGAAAAAGTTGAAATTCAGAAACTACCAACCGGGAGGGTCTGTTTTTTTAGTCTAAACACTTCCCAGGAAGCCCACTATACAGATGTCTGGTGGGGATCCTTTTTTCAAGATTCGGCCTACAAAAAGGAGTAATCCTGAGGCCAGAACTACGTTGGATAGCATACATCACGCTCACCTCAATAAGTTGTTAGAAGAAAACAAGAGCATTGAAGATTTAGAAACTGAATTTCGTGCCCTCAAAGATAAACTAGCAGTGTGTACAAGTGACATTGAAAAGGTGAAGATTGAGAAGGGGCTCCAAGAATTGTATAAGGAATACAAGAAAAGGAAATCAGGTGCTGCGATCTATGATTATTTTTTAGAAACAGGTGATATATTGTTTCAGTATTACGATATTCAAGATAAGATTCGCAGTGGAGTAGAATCCAAAGAGGCTCGTGTAGTCAAGTCCAAACCAGGAAGTATTTGGGCTGTGTATGAGCAGGCGATGGATATTAGTGGAGGAGGTGTTGGAGCCACCGTTTCAGGTTCCGATATGCGACGTGATAAATTATTGGAAACATTTTTACAAAAAATTGATCCTGAACACGCACGAAGCAGTGGAACGATGTCTGACGATCCTTATGGTGAATGTCTTGAATGTTCCGCTGAAATGGTCTTCAGTAGCAACGAAGCATTGTTTACTTGCGCAAAATGCGGGTATCAAGAATTTGTTTTGGTAGATTCAGATAAACCTTCTTACAAAGATCCTCCTCGTGAAGTTTCTTATTATGCGTATAAACGTATTAACCATTTCAATGAGTGGTTGGCACAGATTCAGGCAAAGGAATCTACAGATATTCCTCAAGAAGTATTTGATGCCATTATGGCTGAACTCAAAAAGGAACGAATCACGGAGTTAGGAAATATTAAAACCTCCAAGATTCGTGAAATTTTGAAGAAACTCAAATTCAACAAATACTATGAGCACGCCCCTCATATTATGAATCGGATTAATGGAAAGAATGCGCCTGTAATTACCAGAGAAACAGAGGAGAAGTTGCGCCATATGTTTATAGAAATTCAACCGAGTTTCCAGAAACATTGCCCAGCAGGAAGGTCTAATTTTTTGAGTTACTCCTATGTTTTGTATAAATTCTGCGAATTGCTTGAGTTGGACGAATATTTGCCTAATTTCCCTATTTTGAAAAACAGAGACAAATTGTTTTGTCAAGACAAGATCTGGCAACAGATCTGTCAAGATTTGTCTTGGCAATATATAAGAAGTGTCTGATTTAGATTATTGTGCTTAATGTGATATATTTTTTTATTAAAAATTTAAGATTATATCATAACCATTTTGCGTAAAAAGCACCTTAACAAAATCCCCGGTAGGAGTATAGGAAGAATGAGTGATTCCCGCTATAGAAATGGAAAAATTTATAGATTGATATGTATAGATGGACATTTTTATATAGGCTCAACAATCAATTATTTAAAATATAGATTTAACAACCATAAAGTATCAGCAAAAACATCCAATGCAAAAGTCTATGAATATTTTAATTCTATTGGATGGGAAAATGTAAGGATTGAATTAATAGAAAGGTACCCTTGTAAATCAAAAAATGAACTTTTAGAACGAGAAAAGTATTTTTTAAATTTAAATAAAAATGAAGAGCTTTGTCTGAATACAAATTTATGCAATGTAACGAAAGAAGAAAAAACAAAATCTATGAAAGAATACTATGAGGAACACAAAAAGGAAATAAAAGAAAAACACAAGGAATATTATGCTAACCCAGAAGTCAAAGAAAAAACGGATGAATATCAAGCCAACTATAGAAAAGAAAATGCTGCAAAAAGACGTGAATATTCAAAGAAATATGCAGAAGAAAACCAAGAATCTGTAAAAATTGCCAAAAAAAAATATTATGAAGAAAACAAGGAAGAAATAATACAAAAAACGAAAGCCTATGTTGAAAAAAACAAAGCAGTAGTTCAAGAACGCAAAAGAAAATGGGTTCAAAAAAAGCGAGAAGAAAATGCTGCACAAATTGCAAAGGAACAAGAAGAAAAAAAGCACCAAAGGCAACTAAAAAAACTTGAAAAAAAACAAAAGGATGAGACTATTCATAAGTGTGAATGTGGTGGGACATATCAGCCCTACCGCAAATCACGCCATCTTTTAAGTAAAAAACATATTGCTTATGAAAGTAAAATCTAAAGTCCTTTTTCGTATAGTATACAATGCGAGGACTTTATCCTCCCCTTCTCTGTAGGTATTGTAAGAGAGATTTGGACGGCGGTGACACATTTGTACATTTTATTTGAGAGGAATATGTTGCAACTCGTAAATAAGGAGCACAGGTTTAAAGTTTTTTATTAAAAATACAGTAATGGAAGGGACAATTCATTGCCATTTTTGCAACGATATTCCCTTGAAAAAAGAATTTCAACAATTTCAAGAAATTTTGGATAATGCTGATAAAAACAATGGACATAGAGAGGACATACATTTACGTTGGAATGGGGAGTTTGAGGTGGTAGACAAAAATTTTTTTGTATGTAGGATCCATCTCAGCAAAATAGGTTGTGATGAGTGCCATCGGATTCTGACTCGCCATCAATTAGCAAATGCTATAAATAGCGACGATTATAATCATTTTCACGACGATGGACCAAAACATTGTAATTTTGGAAAACTGCTCCCTTTTGCTTGCACTGATTGCTGGATCCAATACGATAATGACATTCGTCAAGAATTAGGAATTGAAGATGATTATGAAGAATCTATTTCTGACACCAGTGAAATCCCATATCCACCTCTTCCACCCTCTCCTCAAGAACCTAAGATTGAACTTCCAAAAGACACAAAGAAAATGTGGGATCACCCACTCACTTTGGACGATCTGAATACTTCTGTGAATAAAATTCCAAAGACAAGAATTCAGGAAGAAAATGTTCGGTATGGAATGGCCTATTGTGCGAATGAAACCAAAGAAAAATCAGTAAAAAAACTCAGAGAATATCTTGAGAAACATCCGAACCCAACGTATCTTGAAAAAGAAACCCAAGTTGTTTGTACAGTCCTCGTGGATGGATCTACATCTTTGTCTTTTCCTTATCCCAAAGGCAAAACACAAAAAGATTTGTTGAATTATTTGTATGATTTTTTTAATTAAGTATACAGTTCGTCTTCTTCTAGAAGAATTTCTTTCTGATACTTACCGTTTGGATCCACGCAAGTCTTCTCATCGTCTTTTTTTGTAATACTGTGTTCTTTGTGAAGTTCATACAACCCAGCAAGTGTGCGAGTGCTCATATAACAGATATAATCATCCACATCTACTTGTTTCAAAACACTTGCCTCTAGAAGTATCGTTGTTATATACGATACTTCTTCAGGTATCCATTTTTCCTTGTATTTGAGGAAGCGAAAACACGCAGTTGAAATAAGAGCTTCGTATTCCATTATCTTGCGATCTCGTCTAGAAATTCTCATTGCGAGTTGTAGTGAATCATCAAAATAAACGCGATTCACACGCATATAGATGCGATATAGCCAACTTGAAACCTCGGGCAAGATACGATGAAGTCTTTTGATCCGAAGTTTTTTAAACAAAGGATGATCTGGATGGAGACCACCTGTAATGAAATCTTCCAAGAAATATTTGCAGTGGCTACAGGCCATTTGTTACAACACTCCCTATCCTCCTTTGTTCAAATTTCACGCGGATCCTGTCATATCAATGAGATCGCGGCGAACAATTTGAGGATAGATGTATTTCATATAATAAGCATCTTCTTCTGTGGGGACGTGGCTGGTCGCAAGCTGCACCATTGTTCCAGGGCTGGTAAATCCTTCCGAGCGAAGAAGGGAAAACAAGAGAATCACAATCAGAAATACGACAAGGACGTTCATTCTACTTCTTTATGGATTGTTTTACAATCACAGAAGAGTAGCTATTTACAAGCCGCGGGGGAAGCCGACGAGGTTCGCACCGAGACCGAAGCCAGCGCCCTGGCGAGCCGTCACACCGATGGACGGGGAGACGAGGTCGAGGACGGCGAAAACGGCCGCAGCGACGAGGGCGAGCGTGGTGATTTCATCGAGGGGGAGGGACTTGCGGGGGATGAAGATGGCCGCACCAGCAACGACGAGGCCTTCGATCAAATACTTGATAGCACGGTTGACAACTTCAGAGACGTCCATTGTTCCTATATTCAGAACTAAGAAAATTTCTCCCGATGCGTTTGATTCGTCTAAAGACTCTCTACAACACCCTGTAGAATG